GTAAACACGTGTCACTATGGTAGCTATACTGCTGGAACAATATCTTTCTCGAATTACAGCATAACTGCAACCTTTGCGCAGTATGTGCGTATGTATGATCAGATTGGTGGCGTATGGGGCCCTTGGGACACTCGCCAGCCCGTCCCCACAACCGACATCTACTTGTCATCTGAATACTGGATGTCACCAACCGTATTTGCGCAGAATTGGACTTCGAGTGGACCACCCGGTATTTATCAAGTGCACATCACAATGACCAAGACTACGACTACTGCAGAAGGTCCGGTATTCACTGACATCGGTGGATACACGATTACGCAAGAACATACACCACCTTCTTACTAGGCGACAAATGCTAAATTACAACTTCAAATGGACTACTACTGACAAGCCAACCGTCCCACTTGGACCCCTGACTGTCGATTATTCGACAGGACTGGTCTTGGTTGGTAAGGGCGCATGGCAATCAGGCGTCGAACTGCAAAACAATCTCTTGAAAATTCTTGATCACTTTGATGACTCAGTTGAACCGTTCAGGCCTACTGCAGGTCAACTCTGGTATTCACGAAATGATGCGGCGTTTAAGGTGTGGGATGGACAGCAATGGGTAAATACCTTCAGGAGCACTACATCTTCTGATGTACCACCAGCAAAACCACAAGATGGTGAACTGTGGTATGATCTTACGGCACGTATTCTCTATGTGTTTAGTAGTGGATGGCAGCAAATCTATCCATCGCCAGTTCCTGCTCCTCCAGTCAGGGTGGCATATACCGATGAATACGTCTACCTAGCATGCAAGCTTAATTCTATGATAGGCATGCCTAAAGGAAATACTTTACAGTTTGCTACGGGTTTTGGGCAAGCGTTACTACCAATCCCAGTTTCAATTACTAACACCGACTGGGTGAATCTGATTATTACAGCAAAGAACATCGGTAGAAAATGTGGAGTCTCTAACGCCATTCTGAATTCAATTTCAGACACAGGATTCATATTCGAAAACGACCCAGATCAGTCAGCCGGTATTCGTAATAAGCTTCAGGAATATACAGCTCTACAAAATATGATCGAAGGATTGTTTGTGCAGCGATTCATGTTATCTCCTGCGTATGCAGAAAACATAGCCCCAACATCAGGGCTTGTCACGAGGACTACCTCGTGGTCGGGCCAGATTACGCATGATGTAATAGTCAGTTTCACATCTCAATCTGAAATGAGATCATATTTCAATTCAGGTGCAAATGTTGCGTTTCTAATAACTTCGTCAAACACACCTACGAGCAACGCCAACAACGAGTGGAGCTCAACGGTGTCTTCGATCGGACAAATAATCTTTAGTGCATCAGGAACAGCAGCAAATGTGGCGGTGGGAACCCCGATAAAGGGGTTTTACGATCTTACGAGCACATATCAGCTCATATTCACGAAGAACACTGCGGGCACATACACCACTGGTAACCTAAAGGTGGAAGCCAAACAAGATTCAGTCAATTCGGTGCGCTTTCTTATAACATGCACAAGCTCTTCGAGCATAACGTCTGACACGACATCATCGCAAATATCTCTGAACCGGCCCACTAGTGACGCGGTGTCTTCGCCAGCGATTAGCTTCCCTACTATCATAAAGCAACTCACTTCAACTTGGTGACGTTAGAGCTTCTCAATAAATACAGCCATACAGCATCAATGTTACCGGCCTGGTGCTTTTACCTTTCAAATTCTATGAGCCGGCGTAGAGGAGAAATATGGCTTCGTACTATACCCTGGACTGGTCCAATTCGTCCAAAGCTCCTATTATTCTTCCCGCTATAACAAAAGATCAGGATGCGACATCCCTTACTCTGTTTGGTAAAGGTGCTCCTAATTATGGGGAAGGACAGCAGGAGAACTTTATTCGCATGCTGGAGAATTTCTCCTCGAACACACCTCCACCACATCCAACTTCTGGGCAGGTATGGTGGGACACCACGATAAAAAAGCTTAAAGCATTCACAGGTGGTACATGGATTATTGCAACCGGTGGTATTGTTGCTGCGGGTTCTGTACCAGCAACCCCCGATGAAGGAATGCTGTGGTGGGACACCGTAGGATATAAGCTCAACATCTGGAATGGGACTGATTGGGATCAAATTTATCCAGCTACCGCAGTCGGTGAAAATGTAGTTGTCGCCGGAGCAACCGAGTATAATGCCGCCATAGCAATTCTGAATCCAATTATTGGCGCTCCTGTTGGTACAACGCTATCAACGGGATACGGTTTTGCACAAGAGATTTTCACTACGCGCACGAAAGAAACGCTGACAAATAATGATTGGAAAAAGCTTGAGCTCACCGTCAGAAAACTTTCTACGCATATGGGGCTCCCTACAACTGCGTTAGGATCTTTCGGTTTCATCTATGAGTCGGGTAATAACATCTCTCAAGGTGTTTATGGCCTGTCGCAAAATTTTGGTGCAATGCTTGCAAACATCAACACGATGAATACTAGCACCAACAGGTACAATGCACCATTTGCCACACTGCAACAATTTGCACCGCCCACAGGCGCCTCGTCAATAAGTACACCATGGAATGGATCTGTCTATCAAGAAATTTCCGTGGTGTTCAATTCGAGCGCTGCATTAAAAGCATATTTTAATGCAGGTGGTCAGATACGATTTAGTGCTGGTTTGGCTGGGGGCAGTACTGCCCGAGACACCCTTGTTAGAAATTTCCTGTCTACTACTGTTGGCACCGTGACTTTCAAAGCACTAGGCACGACGAACGGATCTGTGACCAATAGCACGGGCGTTTATAACATAACCGCTAGTTATTCATCTGTTATTAGCATTGTGAGTGGCACGTCCACCTATGCAATCCAAGCTAGGACTGAAGGTTCGGGTCAAGCCCTGAGATTTAAAATAACCATAACAGACACCAGCACGTCGAGCCCTACCGTCGGTGGTACGTTGACGTCTTCATGTGATCTAGCTAAAGCATCAAGCGCAAATATAGACAATCCAGTGATTCTTTATCCATCAGTTGGCGCTTCTGCGATGGCAGCAATTCCTAATCCAATGTCTGTGTCTATATCGCCAGCGACAGTATCAAAACAGATCACTAATGGTGGTACTGCAACGGGTTCTGCTACAGCAACGGTTAGCGGAGGTACATCACCATTTACTTTCCAATGGAACGTCGGGTCACCTGTTGTAGGAACCCCATCGAACGGCCCAACATCTTCGACCTATAACATGTCAGTCACGCTATCGTCAGGTCAAGTGTTCCATGGATCATGTAGCTGCACTGTGACTGATTCACTTGGTCTGCAAGCATCCGTTGCTGCGAACGTAGACTTCGTGTCAGTTGTGTACGTACCGCCTCCACCGACTTACAATGAAATAATAAGTGCGCCATCAAGCGTGAATATTAACACGCCGTACACTGCGACTATTAGTGGCGGTGCTCCTAATACCACTTGGTATTACAAATCATGGCTGAATGGCACTCCAAACGGTACTTCACCGACCTTTACTCTTGATAGTAGCGGAAGGGGAACATTTAATGGTAATGAATCATCAGCTGGTACCTACTACAACGAAGTGTATTTTAACGGCACTGGGCATATGCGCGCTGTTACTATTAACGCAACGCAGCCACCAGCGCCAGTATACAGTGAAGTCCTGAGTGTACCTTCAACCGCCAACTTAAATCAAGCATTCATGGTGTATATCAGCGGCGGAGCCCCGAACACGACGTGGACCTACAAGCTCTATTGGAACGGAGCGTATCAAGGAACCATGGGTCCATTCCCATTGGATCATACTGGTAAATATGCTGGATCATTCAGCGAAACGCATACAGGAACATTTTATCATGAAGTCTTCTTCAATGGGACGGGACATATGCGCACTAGTACGATAACAGTAATCTAAAAATTCGGCTAATTGAAAACGGAAAAATAACATGACTTACATTTTAGACTGGTCGAACCCATCGAAAGGTTCAATAACCCTCCCAGATACCACGGTTGATACCACGTCGACATCGCTAACACTGTACGGCCTTGATGCCCCTAATTACGGTGAAGGGCAACAAGAAAACTTTATTCGCATGCTAGAAAATTTCGCATCGGATACGCCTCCGCCGCGCCCAACTTCTGGACAAACATGGTGGGATACTACCATGAACAAGTTGAAGGCATATGATGGTACTAAGTGGGAACTAGCTTCTGGTGGCGTTACTAATTCTACCACTGCACCAACGACTCCTCTCGAAGGTACGCTATGGTATGATCTGACCAATCATAAGCTCATGCTATGGAATGGCTTTCAATGGATGCAGGTTTATCCATCACTAGCAGCCGGTAACGTAGTGAAGGTCGCAAACGTTGACGAATATAATGCGAACGTAACAAAGCTCAACCAGATTATTGGGAGCCCTACTGGAACCACGTATGCAGCTGCATATGGATATGGTCAGTATTTGGTCTCAACTGAGAGTATATCTTCACTGACCAATCAGAAATGCATCGATCTTGAGGCAATGGTCGGGCGCATCTCTACGCATCTAGGAATGAGTACGACTGGTATGGGTGATTCGGGTTACATCTACGAGAATGGCAATGCGATCTCTAAAGGTATCATGAATCTTGTTAGCGAATATAACGCTATGCAGAGCAACGTTGACAACATGCTCGTAGGTACAAATCGCTTCAATGCCACCGGACTTCAGGCATTGACTCCGACTGCTGGTTCAGCTGTTAGATCTACTGCGTGGAATGGCACGTTGACTCAAGAGATTGTGGTGTCCTTTAATAATGCAAATCTACTGCTTGGGTATTTCAATGCTGGTGGTAAGGTAGATTTCACCGCAGGTTTAACAGGCGGAAGCACATCACGTGATACCGTCGTCCAGACCTTCTTAAGTAGTCTTGGAACTATCAGTTTTAGTGCTGGTGGAACAACCAATGGCACCATAGCAGGTATTATGGGTATGTATGGCGTGAGTACTACATACGCTAACGTATTCACCACGACAAGTGGTGCTTCATCGTACACTATCGCCGCACGATTTGAAACATCGAACACCGTGCTACGCTTTAGAATCACAATCGCTAACACCACTGCGTCAAGCCCGACTGTTGGTGGTACTCTAACATCGGGAATAACTCTGAAAAAGGCTGCAGATGCTAACCTTACTTCACCAACCGTGAAGTATCCAATGGTTGCATCGACCACCCTATCAACCACATCTAATCCGGTGTCTGTAGCGATAACACCTCAACCGTCAGCGAGTTATAGAGACGGCGCTGGCACAGTCACGCTTACTATGACCGCCGCAGCAGTGAATGGACAAAGCCCATACAGTTACATGTGGTCGAATGTACCCGCAGGTATGACGATTACTGGAGGTTCTGGTGGTCCAGGACCTTTAAATAGCAATCCGACAATTGATCTGACAGGTATTTTGGTTGCATCTCAGACATTATCGGGTGAAATAAAATGCACCGTGACTGATGGAGTAGGAAACGTAGCTAGTGCCACAATGTTAGCGACCATGACAAATCAACTTGATACCCCGCACATAGTAACAAGTCTACTGCCTGGTACGCCTCTCAGTTGTAGCATCGCTGGCGGCGTTTGCACTGTTACATCTAGAAATGTTCTAACGGTGTATTACGACGCCCCTTATACTTCTTTAGACGTCAGCAATGTATTTTTGTCACCTACTTTAATGCCCGCTGGTGTCGAGGGTACTGCGTTCGCGCTTACGCAGGGCTGGGTTGGTTCTGCTAACGGACATCAATACTATTTCGATGTGACGACTAATGGTCCAGTAGGAATTTACGAAGCTACTGTGATCTTTACTGTCGCAGTGACCAATTCCGCTGGCGATAATTATACACAAACGCGCAACCTGGTTTGCCGACAGACACACATTTAAGGAAGCAAAATGACGACGTATGTTTTGGATTGGTCGAACCCAATAAAGCCCACCATCTCTCTTGAAGAGCAGACGATTAATATCACTGATACTTCCTTGAAGTTGGTGGGTAAGTATTACCCGGGATACGGAGAACTACAACAGGAAAATCTCATTAAGATGCTTGAGCATTTTTCTTCTGATGTTCCACCGGCGCATCCCACAGAGGGACAGTTTTGGTATGATACTAGCATTTACACAATGAAGATGTATACTGGTACTGATTGGATTCTTGCTACTTCGGGTGTTGAAGCTGGAGATACTACACCTAACAATCCCAGCGAAGGCACGCTATGGTATGACACCTTCAATAATGCTCTAAAGGTTTGGGATGGCGTCGCTTGGAGACAAATATATCCTCTAGTGGACGCAGGTGAAACTATAAAGGTTGCGTACATTACTGAATATAATGCGATGGTTGGTGTTGTGAATCAGATTTCTGGAATTCCTACGGGAACCACCTACGCAAATGCTGCGGGATATGGACAAACTCCTTTCGTATTCGCAGCATCGACGCTGACAAATGAAAATTGGCTACAGCTCTTGAACAGAATTAAGAACATTGCGCTACACCAAGGTTTGGCGTCATCAGTGATAAACAGTATCAGTAGTGTCGGCTTCATCATAAACAACAGTGAAACTATCACTGAAGGTATCGTGACGATGCTGCAAGAGTATGTTAATACAGTGTCAGCATTGAACAGCTTCAACACCACGCGTTTTCAGACTAATCCATTATCGCTGGAATCATCGACACCTGCAAGTGGTACGAAGGTTAAGAACACTTCATGGAACGGGACCATTACTCATGAAATGGTGATTGCGTTTCAATCAGTGGATGCAGCAAAAGCGCACTTTAACGCTGGTGGTAAGCTCATGTTCAACGTGACAATTCCAAATTCGCCATCATCTTTGGTGAACGGTGAATGGGATACGATGCTTGCAAGCGTTGGGTCAGTATCACTGAATGCTCAAACTACAACACTGTCGGGCACTGGAGCTCTAGGAACCCCTGCTAAAGGGTTCTATGATCTGACGACTGTTTATCAGACGTTGTTCACACGTGCAACATCAGGTGCAAATGCTCAAGGTAACCTAAAAATAGAAGCGAAGACCGAGGCGAGTGGATCCGCAATTCGTGTATTGATTACTGCGTCAAGTGCAGGCGTGGTAACATCCACAACAACATCATCTCTAGTGTTGGTAAAACCCAGTGCGACGTATCTGAATTCACCGGTGCTACAGTATCCATCAGTCAGTGGCGGTGGAACCTGGGATTCTAGCGCTCCACCATCCACGGTATACAGGCCGGTCATTACAACGAATGCTACCGCAATGGGCGGCATAATGTCGTCGTACACGCTCACCGGTGGCAATCCTGGTACAAGCATAGTCGCCGTTGGTGATAATGGAAACGGGATACAAACGTTCAATTACGTTTTCAACTCTGTAGGCGTTTACAGTGGCGGCATAAATTTCGTGGCTACTGCATCTGGCAATTACACTTGGTCGTTCACCTTTAGCGATGGATACGTAATAACGCAGACGTGGATGGTGACATCTGGTGCAGCTTACTGTGCTGGCGTATCCACAAGCAGGACCTTTATAAGAAGCGTATCTTATCCAAATGCTGGGTCGAACAAAAATACCGACCCGGGTGCTATCTACGAGTCCACGTGCATGGCGCCGACCTCGACTGTTCAATTACAATCTGGGTCAATTCCTGGCGGGATGAATTTAGCGGTCGGCAGCGATAACAAGGTACATCTGTTCGGTGTGCCTAACTCTTCAGGCAGCTTCAATGGTACCGCATATGTATCCTTTCCGTCTGCAGCACCTGTGGCTTCTGCAATCGCACCCTTCAGCGTCAACGTTGTAGATGCAGTTCCACCATTTGCAGCAATCATCGAATCTGTGGGTATCGTGTCTAAT